GACCGACTAAAAGAAATTATAGCGGCATAGTTTATATGCCCCTATAGTTTAATGGTAAAACAGCGGATTTATATCCCGTGCGCAACAGATAATTGGCCAATCTCGGTTCGACTCCGGGTGGGGGTACCAGTTACGCTCTCATAGTATAAAGGCATTACGCTACATTGGTAATGTAGTAACCCTGGATCGATACCAGGTGGGAGCACCAGTAGTAAAGTTTAATTGGCTCATGGTGTAGTGGTAGCACAACAGGTTTTGATCCTGTTAGTCCTAGTTCGATTCTAGGTGGGCCTGCCAGTTTTGTTAGTGTGTGTACAGTGACCATATGTGACTATAGATTATACTTAATCCTTCTATAGTGTACCTGATGTCTGTAGCAGTATACTTAAGTGTATATTGGTTAGTGAATTAAGTGTAACTAACAGCTAACAAATTCATAAATAAAGAACAGTCCGGAGCATGCGAGTCCCATGATAAGTGGGAGAAAACTCCACTTATAGCTGGAATTTACCAGTGAACCCTATGGACGCATAGGGCTACGGGCATCCTGGGGGATAACTCCAACTATTCCGGTGTAGTATAATGGCAGTGCGGCGGTCTCCAAAACCGTTAGTGGGAGTTCGATTCTCTCCACCGGAGCCAAACATAATTTGTACAGTATAATGTACAAAATGTCTTAAATTGTACAGTATAGAGTACACTTTAATGTATAAAATGCACAGGTGGCAGAGTGGCCCAATGCAAGGGACTGCAAATCCCTAAAGCCGCCGGTTCAAATCCGGCCCTGTGCTCCACGGTAATATAGCTTAGTTGGTAGAGCAGATCCTTCATACGGATAAGGTCACTAGTTCAAATCTAGTTATTACCACCAATACGCCTGTACCCCCTCTCGCTACGAACGAGAACAAAGGTAATGGAGGAAGATGTAGGTTCGAGTCCTACCAGGCGTGCCAGTTTTATGCCTTCATAGTTTAATGGTAAAATTTCTCGTTGCCAACGAGAGGTCAAGGGATCGTAACCCTTTGAAGGCTCCAGATAATATCTATAATGTAGTGGTAGCACACAACATTAGATAAATAATAGTATGAATAAAAATTATACTGAACTTGCTAAAATAATGAACTCTAAAGTGATGGAGTTATATGCTACCGGCTTATCTAATGTTGATATAGCAAAAGCATTAGACTGTAATGTTAATACAGTTTGGCGTCACTTAAAGAAAAATGGTATTTTACGAATATTTACTATAGATAACACATCAATTGATTGGGCTCATGTACAAAGTTTGTATGATAGCGGGTTATCTGAAAAAGAACTTAAAGAACAAAAAATAGTTAGTAGAACTCAACTTACTCACGCAAAGAACAATGGGATATTTGTGCCAAGAACAGACGCTGAAATTAGGAAATTAGCACGAACTAAAACTCCGATACAAGTTCACAGTGATGAGTTTAAGAAACAACAAAGTATGCGAATGACGCAGAGACATAAAGAAGGATTAGCATACACACTTGGACATAACGAACGATACAAACAACGATCATATCCTGAACAATGGTTTGAAACAGTTATTAAATCCAACCTAACTAATCAAAACTTTACACCGCAGTATAGAGAAGGTAGATACTCATTGGATTTTGCCTGGCCAGACTCAAAGAAGTATGTAGAAGTCGATGGCGAAACCCACTATAGATTTGAAGAAGAACGAATTAAAGATATTAAACGCACCGAGTGGTTAGCTGAACGAGGATGGACTATATTAAGATTTAGATGGAAAACAGTTGTATCTAATAAACAGCAAGCAATTAATGATTTGAAAAAGTTTATCGATGGAGAAGTTAGTGTTAGCGGATAGCACACCGGTTTGTGGTTCCGGTAGGATGGATTCGAATTCCATACTTGTCCCCATTTATTAAGCCCAGTAGGGCTTTTATTTTGATTGACATTTTGGTAAATTGACTGTATAATACACATATGAAAAATAAAAACACATACACAAAGTTCCAAGAAGCAGAAGATGCTGAAACAGCCTATGCTATGGTATTATCTGGGCAGTGGACAGTTGAAAGATTTGCTGAATGGTATGATCAAGTCAAGCATATTGAATACATGTATGCTACAGCAGATGAGAGCTTCTAAGTGACAGAAGATGAACAATTAGCCTGGGACATATTAAGTACGCCTAACAATGCGGACTTTAAAGAGTACCGCAGAATGCACTATGCGACATGGCTAACTAAAGAACGCAAGGTATTATTAATATCTGATATGGAAACAGGTTATATTATTAACTGTATTAATATGTTAGAACGATTAGAGCAAACAGATACCAAAGCCTACGAGGGCTTGATTAAAGAACTAAGAAAGCGAGGGAGTCGGATAAATGAAAACTAAATGGGATTGGAATGGGCTAAGTGATTTACCTGATGTAAGTCAAGAAGCACTTAAGAACTATATCTTATATGCTCTACCACCAGGTAGTTTCTTAACCAGTTTGTTAAGCTGTGACCCCTGGACTGACGTTATCGCACGTGCTGATCATTGGAACAAAACACGTTTACAAGAATATCTAAACTGGTTACAGGAATTGGCTCCACCTGGTAGTTGGGGCAGTCAAGACATTGTTGCTGATTGGTTACGTAAAGGACCAGCATATGAAAAGTTCCAAAAGTCTATGACTTGGGAAATACTACAAGCAAATGAATATGAATCAAAAGACTATGACTTCTAAACAACCAAGTTGGGTTGAGGCACGTGAGGCTCTTCGTCGACATGTTGAAGAGCCTTTAGTGTTTGTTGGTGAAATGGGTGCCGATGGTGTCATTAATGGTCTGTTACCCAACGGTGAACCTTACGGTTGGTATAAACGTAGAGGAACTAAAGATACCAAGTTCAAAGGGCGCAAGGTATGACATGGCAATATAATGGTGTAGATAAATTCAGCACCATACTTGCTTGGTGTTATCAGCATCTTGATATTAGTGATTGGGAAACTAACATGAATGAAACGATTTGGTTCAAAGCTGAGCCTGCGTATACTATGTTTATGTTACGGTGGGGTTAAGTTGGATAACTATCTTAATATTACAGATGAAATATTTTGGCGTGCTGGATCAAGTTTTAGCCATAACGGAAAATACCCAACGCAAAAAGAAATAGAAAAACATTTTAACTTTTTAGTAGTTAGTTGTGGCGATGGAAAAATTACAATACAATTTAAGCATGACGCAGATGCTTCAATGTTTGCGTTAAGGTGGCTATAATGTACTACTGTGAATTTCCAGATGATAAAACTTTAATACGTGGTTACATTTACCCTAACAGAACTGTTGGTAGATACTTAGTTGTTAACCATATCGAACTCCCTTTACCGATTAGTTTTCAGGCACATACTATTGTCGCACTAACCCCTGGCACTAAAGATTTTTATTGGTATAAGCATAGAGAAAAACAGGATGTAATGTTAACCAAAGAAGAACAGCAAGAATTGTTGCTACAAATATTAAAAAGTGAGACTTGGTAATGGACTTTACAATTGACCCAGCATACCTAACCAGTGTAGAGATTCGCGAAGAATGGAATGAGTATACTAAAAATGGTCGTGTGCCCACCAATGAAGAATTACTGCTGATTCTACAGGGCAAGGGAACTGTTACCTTAGGTAGATCAGAAGACCACCCAGAGTTTGCTAAACTACGTGAGCACCTAGGTGAACAGGGTTATATTGAGATACAACGTGGTTGGTGGAATGGTGATAGAGTTTTAAAACCATTTACACTCAATGGATTAAAGTTTAAGATAGGCAAACAATTTAGTTGTGCTGGAGCAATGGGCACGCACTTTGCCGTTCGTGCCAAATATCCAGAACATTACAAGGATGAAGAAGATGATGAAACCATGGATTGAAAATATTGGATTAAAGGAAGTCAGAGATGGATACCATCACGATGCTGGCTTCAACAGTATGCTAATCCAAATCGTAGATCCTGGTACAGAGTTTCCTAAGCCAAAATATCACTTCAAAGAAGTGCGTCAATTCTTCTTTTTAGATGTAGATGATAGTGATCATGATAAGTTTTATTTTGAAGCAGCTATTACCAACGAAGACGCAAAGGGTATAGCTGAAGCATTACAACACGCATGGGACAATAGTATGAACGTAGTAGTACATTGTCATATGGGTGTTAGTCGTAGCGGTGCAGTAGCAGAAGTTGGTACCATGATGGGTTTTCGCGATGTAGGTAATTGGCGAGCACCTAATCCAATGGTCAAACGGAAAGTTATGCACTATTTAGGTTTAGTTTAAATGCTATCTTAGCTCATCTGGTAGAGCACCGGCCTGAAGAGTCGGGTGTGCTTGGTTCAAGTCCAAGAGGTAGCACCAAAGTTTTAAAGTTTGGGAGAAAGCCGATACATTATGTATTCGAGGTTAGGAGAGATCGGCAAACCGCCCAACTGGAAGGTTATGTGATCTGGGATATCACCGCGCACTTGAAATGCGCTGGAGCCGAAAGGCCAGGAGTTCGATTCTGCCATCCTTCCGCCAAAATTTAGGCAATAATGTTTTAAGTTAAAATTTGCGTATTCCGTATAAATAACTATAGTAGGAGAACTAATATGCTATGTGATTATGGATGTGGTAAAGAAGCAAATCATACATTAAAAAACGGAAAACATTGTTGTAGTAAACGCCCAGCAGGATGTGAAATTTTAAGAAAACAAAATTCAAAAGGGTTACTCAAAGCATACAACGAAGGTAGAAAAGGATATACATATAATCCAGCAAGTGCCTGGAGTAAAGGCAAATCATTGACCCCTAATGCTGTTATGTTTGTTGAGAATAGTTATTATTCAAACGAAATTATTAAACAAAGAATAGTTAAAGATAATTTATTAGATTATTGTTGTTCTAAATGTGGTATTGATAGTTGGCAAAGTGAAACTATTGTATTAGATTTAGATCATATTAATGGGAATAATACCGATAATAGATTAGAAAATTTAAGATATCTGTGTCCTAATTGTCATAGTCAAACTGATACTTACAAAGGTAGAAATAAAAATACAGGAAAACAAAAAATTAGTGACAAAAATCTCTTGACAGCATATGAAAAATGTAGTAATATAAGACAAGCATTAATTGAAGTGGGTCTTGCTCCAAAAGGTGGGAACTATGAACGATTAAAAAGATTAATTGCAGGTATGGTGAAATAGGTATACACAAGGCACTTAAAATGCCTCGGCGCAAGCCATGTCAGTTCGATTCTGACTACCTGCACCAAAGTAAATCGAGGGTTGGGTGAGTTGGCCGAAACCAGCAGTTTGCTAAACTGTCGTACCAGAAATGTGTACCATCCGTTCGAATCGGATACCCTCGGCCAAGTTTTAAGGGCCTATAGCTTAATTGGTTGAAGCAACAAACTCATAATTTGGAGATTCCTGGTTCAAGTCCAGGTGGGCCCACCAAATCCGGTGTTAGTTAAATGGATATAACAGGGGATTTCTACTCCCTAGTTGGGGGTTCGATTCCCTCACGCCGGACCATATAAAGGCTATGTATGAAATTAACTCAAGAACAAATCATTGAACTTGCTAAAGAAGTAGAAGTTAGCGATGAAATTGACTGGGACGATTTGCCCTTAGATAAAGATCGCATATATCAAATCATCGGTAGTCAAACCTACGAACTCTATGAAGAATACTCCAAATCAGAAAACGGTGAAGCCATACTCATCGCTACTGTCATTAAGTTATTAATCGAAAACTTTGTATTAAATTTACATGTTCGAGGAAATAACGTCATATAAATACTAATCTATGCTAAAATATCAGTTATTATTCGTATTATTAATCACAGGCTGTGCTGTACAGCCCGCACCAGCAAAAACTATTAAACAAGTCGAAACTACATCAAACAAACCAGCGTACACATTGTACGTACCACCAGAAGAAATCTGGCCAGAAGATTATCAATCCCCGCCAAAAGTCTGTGCCAGTCCATTTAGAGGAAGTATATTAGAAAGATGAACAAATTTAAAAAAATCCTAGTCAGTCCGTGGACTGCTCTCATTACACTTGCCCTTATCGTAGCTGTAGTATTCCAAGGACCTACATTTGTAGAGTCAGTTAGGCTTAGGTACTTTGACACACTTATTGCTGGCCAAAAGCCCACTCAAAATAATATCTATACAGTAAACATAGATGAAGCCACTATTGACAAATATGGTCAGTGGCCATTTAAGCGTGACATCTATGCTAATCTAATTGATCAGCTATACGCTCGCAACGCAGGCCTAGTTGTTTGGGACGTTATGATGCCAGAAAAGGATCGTCAGGGCGGCGATAGTGTATTAGCTTCAGTGTTACAAACACAACATAACGTTATTCTTACTAACATGCCCGCACAGGCCAATAAGAATATTCCTCGCAAACCAGGTAGTGCTGTAATTGGTGCGGACTATTTAGATACTATCATTAACTATCCAGGCATTATTGCCAACATTCCAGAATTAGAAAAAAATGCCGCAGGTGTCGGTATCGCCAACACACTACCAGAAGTAGATGGTGTTAATCGCAGACTACCATTGTTCGTAGCTAGTAACGGTAGTTTGTATCCAAGCGTGCCTTTAGAAGTCTTACGTGTATTAGTAAACACCTCAACATTCCAAGTTAAACTAAATGCCAACGGCGTTGAGAAAATGCGTGTTCCTGGCTTTAATCCAATAGCCACAGATAGTTTAGGTCGTATCTGGGTAGATTGGTCACAGAAAGACACACAGGTATCCGCAGTTAACTTACCCAAAGACTTTGGTGGTGCTGTGGTCATTGTAGGCCTAAGTGCCGCAGGCCTAGGTAATCCAGTTCCAACAAGTATTGGCAGTATTTGGCCACAGGACATGCAGGCCGCTGTTATTGGTACATTGGCCAATAATGTAAGTATCGAACGACCAGACTGGGCACCTGGTGCTGAGCTATTGGCATTGGTATTAATTAGTTTAATCATCTTAGCCTTAAGTCGCTGGGTATATGTGGGTTTAGGTGTAGGCGTTGTATTGCTTGCTAGTTTAGTGCCAGCGAGTATGTATATCTTCGCACACTATAAATTCCTAGTTGATGCTATTGTACCTGTAGCTGGTGGTGTACTAGTTATGCTACATGCTTATGGTGTTAAGTTCATCAGCGAATTCCTACAGAAACAGGCAATTAAGAAACAGTTTGCCGGCTACTGCTCTAAAGAAGTAGTAGAGATGCTACAAAAAGATCCAGAGCTTATTAAACGCGGCGTGCGCAAAGACGTAAGTGTTATGTTCAGTGACCTACGTGGCTTTACTCCAATCGGCGAACACTACGGTGATGATGTTGCAGGACTTACAAAGTATATGAATGGCTATATGGATAGTATTAGTCGTCCTATTATTGATAATAACGGTATGGTTATTAAGTATGTAGGTGATGCAAGTATGCACATTCACGGTGCGCCAATCGATGATGTTAATCACGCACACACTATCGTTAAAGTTGGATTAGAAATGTTAGATGCGGTTGATGCCTACACCAAAGAAATGGAAGCACAAGGTCTACCACCAGCGGCCATGGGCTGGGGTTGTAACACAGGTATCGGTTTCATTGGTGAAATGGGTAGCACAGAACGACACGGCTATGACATCTTAGGTGACATGGTTAGTACTGCGGCACGACTAGAAGCACGTTGTAAAGCATATGGTGTACTATGTATTATTGGTGCTGAAACATACAACCGTACCAAGGATGACTTCTTCTACTTGTTACTAGATAACTTACAGCCAAAAGGCAAGACTGTAGCAGACTTAATCTACACAGTATTGCGTACTCGAGGTGCAGACTATACTAAAGATAAAGAAGCACATGACGAAATGCACGCACTATATAAGGCTAAGAAGTTTGATGAAGCTGCCAAGATGTGCAGTCAGATGAAAGGACTATTTGGTGGACAAATGGACAAGTACTATAAGATTTGGATTGAACGCTGTGAGTTTATGAAACAACAAGATCTACCAGATGACTGGAATGGCGAATTTGTGGCCCACGAGAAATAAGACAATGAAATATCTATTATCATTGTTGTTCTTAGTCTCTATTAACGCACATGCTGTCACAGCTAAAAGCTATCTTGTAACCGACACACAAGGACAAGTTGTTGTCGAAAAAGATGCTGATCAACCACGACCTATTGCTAGTATTACTAAACTAATGACTGTGATGGTTGTGTTAGATGCTAAACAACCTTTAGACGATGTAATTACATTGAACTATAAGCTGGCTCGACAATATCATACTCACTTACCTCATAGCGTAAAGGCACTTACTCGTCAGGACTTAATTGATCTTGCTATGGTTAAAAGCGATAACTTTGCAGCCTATACTTTGTGCGCGGCATATCCTGGTGGAGTAGATAAGTGTATAGAAGCTATGAATCTTAAGGCCTCGAATCTTGGCATGACCAGCACACACTACACTGATCCAACTGGACTAGAAGAAACTAATGTCAGCACAGCTCGAGACTTAATTAAACTTATTATTATGGCCAAAGGTTACCCGGATGTTGTAGATGCTACTAAACCCAGTGTTGAAATTAAAGTAAAGAAACATTGGTATCAGGCATGGAACACTAGCCCTATTGTTAGACAGCACGACGATGATGTTGTAGTAAGTAAAACAGGATTTATTAATTCAAGTGGTGGATGTTTGGTAATGCTAATGAATACGCAGTTGGGTCAGCGTATAATTGCCCTACTAGGAAGCCGTAATACTCGCACACGCTTCCCAGAAGCAGAAGAACTAATTACACGTTAACTGTCGCCACCTGAAGCGGCCATATCGTCTTCTGATTTCTTATGCTTGCTAATATCATTAATTGCTTTTTCAGCTTCTACACGCTCATATTCGATAGTTTTACCTCGTAGGTGTAATACTGTATTAACTTTTTGATTTAAGCGTATTAGATCATTGTCTAACATACGTATACGATCAATAAGCGCAATCAACACAGTGTTAGCGTCACTGATCACGGGCTTAACTTCCTTGGTTGACCACTCCCATACGTATTTGATAATATAGCCCATGCCCACTGCCATAACAATGGGGAAGCCATACTTATTGATTAACTCTACAATATCCATGTTTACTTACCTGTAAAAATACCCAACAAGATAGCACCAACGATCATTGCAAACATTAGGTATGATGCTATTTTATCTGCTAATTCGCGCTGTGTCATATTAGAAGAACAAGAAACAACCTTGTAACATTAATAGTACACCAACAGCCGCAACACCAAAACTCGACCAAAACAGCATCATACTAACTGATAAGATACTTGCTGATAATAGTACAATTGACAATTGATAAGCTGTGCCAGCGTAGCCAATCCATGGTGATTTCTTTTTAGCTAGATCACGTTCTGCTTCTAATTTCTTAGCGGCCGCAAACAATGCTGGTTTGCCTTCATCGCCCAATTCATAACTAGCGGCCTTTTCACTAAACTTTTTAGCTTTAACTGGATCGTTGGTAGTTTGTGCGGCTAGTTCATACTGGGTCTGTTTGATGCTTTTTGCCTGGTAAAAGTTCCAAATATCGTTAGATTTGATGGTATTATTCATTACTTTTGAGCTCAAACCGCCACCATACCAAACGTTGAAGGCTAAGAGCGCAGCAAACACATTAATTACCATACCCGCTTTATCTTTGATCTTTGCTTCACGTTCACTACGACTACCTGCTGGTGGTTTAGGTGCGTCTGGGTCTTTGGGTTTTTTGTTTAATAAGTTTAATACTGAATCTAATAGTGCCATTTTAGAATAATCCTTGTTGTGTGATTTCTGGTAATGTGTAGAACTTATGGGTATATTCTACACCATGGTCAATTGACCATTTTTGTATACTATTTAATAAATCTGGATCTGTTAATCCGTAATCGGCTACCCAAGCATTTAAGTCATCTGCAGAATCAAATATAAAAGACCATACATAGGTAGTTAAACCAGCAATAGAAGTGAAACTAGCATAATTAGATATATTTGCATACCAATCGCTGGCTAAAATATCATTATTAAATGCTCCTGCGCCTTGCGGGTCATTGATTGTTAGTACATACATTATTGCCATTATTATTTTTCCTTAATCTCGTCTTGCGTCATTTTTACCATCTGCACGTGCAATACGCTCTACATCTGGTTTAAGTCCAAGTGCATTACTGACAATAGTATCGATACGTATAACGTCGTGGTTCATGGTTTTAACGCGATTGTCTAGGGCTGTGATGATACCAGCCATGCCCTTGATTGATCCAAGTACACCGCCTAGTAGTAGTTTGATTGTGAGGTAAACAAAGTATCCACCAGCTAGTGCTACAGCGATAGGAAATCCTAAATCACCTATGAGTTTGAATATATCACCCATGCTTGCTCCTTGAAATTCTTATTATATTGTATTTATAATTTTAGGTACTTTCATAACTAGTAGATGTTATTATGTCACTTATTAAATATGTATATTACCTAGGAAATATTATGAAAATTAAAACTCTTGATAATGGTTGGACTGTTCAAGTCGATGAGTTGGATTTACGCACAGCTACTGATGATGAGATTAATATCATCGGACAGTATATTAATACCAATACCGTGGTTGTATTACGGGATCAACATTTAACACATCAGGACGAAGTAAACATAGTTAATAGATTTGGATCTGCTAGACAGATGCCCGACAAAAAACTATTTGATGGATATTATGTTGAAGGCAGTGACAGGCATGTAGTTCGTGTTTCGGGCGGATTAGATGAACATGGCCGTCCTGGTTTATTTGGCCATGTAACTGAATTAGATTGGCATTGTAATGATAGTGCGCATGCTGAACGCAAACCATTAATTTGGTTATATAGTGTTGCAGGCTCAGCGGGATCTAGGACAAGTTTTATTAATAACATTCTTTCTTACGAAACCTTACAACAAGAAGATCCGGAATTCTTTAGTCAAATTAAAGATTTAAAAGTAGTATGCGGATATGAAACAGGTAGGTATTCGCCGACCCAATTAAATGATGTTGATAAATCAGTTAATCCTTATTTTACTCCGAATATTGTTCATACTAATATTGCAGGTAAGACAGGATTTTATTGTAGTCCCTTGCAGGTATTTTATTTTGATGGTATGACCGAAGATGAAAGTCGTCCTATACTAGAAAAAATTTGTGATTATATTATACAAGAGCGATTTATGTATCATCATGATTGGAAAGATAATGATGTATTATTATCTGAACAATGGCTAGGTATACATAAACGTTGGGCGTTTGATAAGATTACAGAACGTGTACTACATCGTATTGAAGGATCGTTTGAAAAAGTTAAATTTAATTAGTTAGAATTTTATAAACATCATCATAGGCTATGGTCTTGTCATCATAGCCTATTTCTTTGAATAGCGTGCGGGAGTTATCTAACAATTCTTGTACAATAATATTCTTAAATTCATTATAGAAATGATTAAAATTATATTCTACAATAGGTTCTATTTCAGTGATGATCTTAGACTTTTCTTGTTCAGACAAATTACAATACCATGCTAGTTGTTTAACTACAGCATCTACCCTGGCATCATTGTCATGTATACTATCGTAACTTTCGTCAATAATATTGCCAAATGTTTTAAACCCATAGTTTCGTAAGTAGGCTAAATTGCCCGGTGCAGCAATTAACAAAAAAGGTTGTTTACTTACAATAGGTTTAAATATCTTTTCTGTTAAGTGCAGTTTAGGATAATAAAATACTGTTTCTGTAACTATATGCCAAAATGCGTCATCGGTATGCTGATTTCGTTGAATAATATTTCTGGGAATATTGGCACTTGCACTCCCATGAATATATGGACTATCGATGACTAATTTATTAATATTTGTTAAATGTGTTTCTATGTGAGATTTTGCAGCATCACTAAGTTTACTATCTGGATCGGCTAGTTCATCCCTCCAGTCTGGGGTATGATCATCTACTACTCCAAAACTTATTAACCCTCGATCTAATAGATTATTCTCTATTAATTTAGATAGAAAATAAATTCTGTAACTACGATCATTGTTAATCAATCTATTATAACTAATAAAATCTTTAGAATATGAATGTATAACGGATTTATTATAATTTAAAGCATAGAATCCACGATACCAATCTAATGCAGCAAAGCCATGGAAGAAATAATACATATTTTTATTATTATATTTTTTACTGAAGCTATTAACTTCATCACTGTATTCACTGGTAACTAATATCTTAGTAACGTCTGTAGGCAGCGATAAATTATATTTTTCCATATATGGCATAGACATTTGTGATATAAATGGCTCTTGATCGTAAAAGAATATTATTTTTTCTGTAAAATCATGGGGCATAAATATTATTACTTCGTTATTAGGCGTTGCCTTAGGGACACCGTCCACTAAGTGGTGAAAAACAAAATCCTTAAATAATTCCTGATACAAAAATTCGTAAACGTGATCAATTTGGAGCATTATGTCAATTCAATTAAAAAATGTAGGATTCATTGGAATCGGTAAACTTGGCCTGGCCTGTGCTGAAGTAATGGCACAATCATATGATGTTACTGGCTATGATATTTACCCACGCACATCAGATAAGATTAAGATATCTGATACACTAGAAGGTGCTGTACAAGGTAAAGATATTATTTTTGTAGCAGTACAAACACCGCATGATCCGATCTATGATGGTAGTCAACCTATTACCCATTTACCTAATAAAGACTTTGATTACACTATTGTAAATCAAGTTCTAGCAGATATCAATCAATATGTAACACAAGACCAAATCGTTGTGTTAATATCTACTGTATTACCCGGTACTACTCGTCGCGAGCTATGCCAGCATATTACCAACGCACGTTTTATCTATAATCCATACTTAATTGCCATGGGTTCAGTTAAGTGGGACATGGTCAATCCCGAAATGATTATCATCGGCACAGAAGATGGATCATTGACTGGCGATGCACAACTACTTAAAGACTTCTACGCACCACTTATGGAAAATGATCCACGCTATGCTATAGGCACATGGGATGAAGCAGAAGCCATTAAGATTTTCTACAATACATTCATTAGTACTAAAGTTGGCCTAGTTAACATGATACAGGATGTGGCTATTAAAAATGGCAATATGAATGTAGATGTAGTAACAGATGCCTTAATCAATTCAACTATACGTATTATCAGCGGCAAGTACATGACCGCAGGTATGGGTGACGCAGGTCCTTGTCATCCTAGAGATAATATTGCCCTACGTTGGTTAGCTGAAAATCTAAACCTAGGCTACGATATCTTTGACACAGTCATGCACGCACGCGAACAACAGGCTCGTAACATGGCTCTATGCCTACACAAATATCAATTGAATACTAAATTACCAATTATCATTCACGGCAAAGCCTACAAGCCAGACGTGGATTTTCTAGATGGTAGTTACAGTTTATTAATCGGCAGTTACTTAGATGAGTTTGGTGCTGACTATTCATATGCGGATCCTTTGACAGGTGATGTTGTGGAAGGTGGTACAGTGGCTATTGTATTGTTGGCACATAATCGACAAATTACCTATGGATATACAGGTGAATTACCAGAACAACAGCTATATTTTACTCCGGGTTCTGGCAGTATCATTGTAGATCCTTGGCGTAAATTTAAAACAGATAATGATGCAATTAAAGTAGTTCACTACGGAAATACACGTGGACAGATTTAACATAGAACCATTCTGGGATGATAGTTTTAAACATTTAACTTATACTGTAGAAGCATTTAACAATCCTAACGATATTGCCAACTGGATGGAACTTGGATATCCAGGTAAGTTCACTGGTGCAATGTGTGACATGCGTAGTCCCCAACCTGTTTGGAACAATATGTTTATTAAATACTTTAATCGTCTCGGTTGGAAAGATGTAGGTACTAGTTATTATCGTATGAGTAGCGGTACTATACTGCCCAACCATCACGATACTTATAAGAGATATATTGAATTGTTTGAATTAGAAAATACTCCTCAATCAATATATCGTGCTATTATATTCTTGGAAGATTGGGCCAGCGGACACTATTTAGAAATAGACGGCGAGCCTATTACCAAATGGTCAGCGGGTGATACCGTCTCTTGGTGTTATGATACTCCACATCTTGCAGCTAATATGGGATATACTCCGAGATATACATTACAAATAACAGGACATATATGAAAATAAGTAGTAGCAATGAGTGGGGAAAATTGCGTAGCGTGGTAGTAGGATCAGCAACGTGGGCTAATTGGCCTACAAATGATCCAGTATTTGCTCTAGAAGGCGAAAAAACACTTTGGAAGGAAACTCCTGTACCTAGTGGTGCTGTACCTCAGTGGCTTATAGATGAAGCCAACGAAGACCTAGAGGATCTGGCTAGCGTATTAACTAAACTAGGAATAGAAGTACTTAGACCTAAGGAAATGAATTTTCAAGAGTTAGGTGGCATGTACAATTATTGCCCTAGAGACCGGTTAATCATTGCTGGCGATCGCGTAGTAGATCCTGTTATGATGTATCCTTGTCGTGATCAAGAAATATACGCATTAGATTATGTTTATCAAAATGCCAGCAAAGTTTTACACATGCCACGTCATACTGGTATGGTCATGGATGCAGCCAATGTCTGTCGTATGGGTGACCGCTGGCTGTATTTAGAAAGCCCAAGTGGTAATCGTCAAGCATATGAATGGCTATGTGAACAACTCCCCGATATTGATATTGAACTTGTAAACTTCTACAGTGGAGTGCATATTGACAGTACTATCTGTCCACTGCGTGAAGGTTTTGTGGTCCTAAATGCCAGTCGTGTTACGCAACAAAATTGTCCTAAGAGTTTTGGTGGTTGGACTAAACTATGGGTTAATGATGTAGAGGCGCAGAGTTTCTACGAGTATCCCTATGCTAGTAAATGGATTGGTATGAATATGTTAAGCATTGATCCTAACACAGTTATTGTAGATAAAAATCAGCATGCCCTAATAGAAGACTTAGAAAAAGCCAAATTCACAGTAATACCACTGGAATTGCGTCATAGTAGGACACTAGGCGGGGGCTTCCATTGTGTGACCCTTGATTTAGTTAGAGAGTAACTAAATACTAGAAACATGGAAGAAATATGCCTACAAGTTTTTCAAAATATACAGAAACGTCTATAAAAGCATTTGATTTTAATCCAAAAAGTCAAGAAGTTGTAGATCGTAAGCAAGAGATTGTTAAATCTATTGCAGAACATTATAAAAATACACCCTCTAGCATATTATTCTACGGGTTTAGTCCTTTAATGATGGGCTGTAATTGTAAGAACATCAGCGTTACAGCTATCACACCAACAATAAAAAATTACTTAGATACCAAAGGTATTAAATATACATATATTGCAGATGATGATCTAGGTCAATATCGTAAACAATTTAATTGGGTAGTTGCCAGCGATGAATATTATACATTTGCTAGCAGTGAGCAAGAACAACTAGATAAGATTACAGTAACAGCCAATCTAGCTAAAGATCTGATTGTAACTACATTACGTGACTATAAGAATCAAGATTTCCGCGATAGAGAATTTAGTCAGCCATTGGCTGTTCATGCCAACAGTGATACTAAGTTGTTTTTAGAATATCATAATTATGATTATACAGATAAGAACAGCTGGAATACCACAGTGTATGAACTACATGGCACAGCCGCAGAAGTTTACGGTCCATTTGCACGCCGTAGCATGTTCTTTAAACAAATGGCTAAGTTTAGTATAGATGCAGGTGCAAAGAATTTCTTTGTACATAAAAATTTAATGTATAAAAGTCTCATACGTAAAAACTATGAGCATGTAATATCAATTAGTTTTTAATAGAGTTTTCAAAGAGTATATGGATCTCAATAATCAATTACAGCCTATCATAGCCAGCATGATTTCAGAACTGAAAGGTTCTATTAATGCTGAACTACAACAACAGGTCACAGTAGAAGTAGTTAAGACACTGGCTACTACTGAACTAACTAGTATAGTCAATGACCTAGTTAAAAAGCAAGTACAAGCACGTCTGGATAAATTTGATTTTGCTGGCACGGGCGAACAAGAAATAAAATCAGCATACAAACAAATCATTGATCAAGTTAATAAAAATCTAGCAACCACAGCCAATAAACAAATTATTGATTGGGTTAATCAAAAGCTAGCTGGTGTTAATATTCGTGAAGCCGTAGAAGCTGTAGTACAACATGCCATTGGTGAAAATCTTAAAGGTAGTACATTCCCAGAAAATAGTATTCCGCATACCAGCGTTAATATCAAAGGTATGAAACTCACTGGTGATAATATCCAAGGAGGTATTATCACAAACTTTGCTAGTACTGGCATAGACGATCTAACCACTAAGGTACAAATGACCTTGATGGACAGTGCTGTAGCATTTGAAAGCGGGCTACACAGTCCTGAAATAACAGTAACAGGTAATCTTACTGTTAAAGGACAAATGATTGTAGCAGGCACGTTTGATCCAACTACACCGGGCTTTAAACAATTGGTGTCTAATACTGGTCAGGCTGTACGTGAAGATCTTAATACAGAATTGTTTAATGGTTTTACAGATACTATCTTTGACAAAATACAAACAGATGGACTTGACCTAGATAAGATCACACAAGGTGGCAAAGAAGTTGTAAATGGCAATCGTCTAGGTTATCATATTGTTGACACTAATATTCAACGTGTGGGTGTGCTTAATGATTTACAAACATCTGGCGAAAACTTGTTTGTTGATACATTGTATGTAACCCAAGGTCGTATAGGTGTTAACACCATGGATCCTAGTCACCCTGTGAGTATCTGGGATCAAGAAGTAGAAATAGTCGCTAGTAAGTATCGCCAAGATACGGGCTTTATTGGTACAGCTAGAAGCCAAAGTCTAGTACTAGGATCAAATAGTAAACAAAATATCACATTGTTACCAGATGGTAGTGTTGAAATTGACAATCTCAGTATTGGGCCTGTAGCAATGACCAGTGGTAGTTTACCCAACTATGAAGGACGTACTGGGCATATTGTTTGGAATGATACACCTGCCCCGGGCGGAGTTATTGGTTGGGTCTGCGTAGGTGGTTCACGTTGGGCCGCATTTGGTCGCATAGAAAGTTCTTGACATAATCATTAAATACTGTTATAATAGCCTTATGAATACTAAACGCATAGGCTTTGCTTGTAAGTGGATCGATCGTCCTGATCAGGTCCTTGGGATCAAACCAACAGATGATGCTAAACAGTACAACACTGGCACAACAACTGTGGCTTGGTTAAATCGTCAAACACGCGATGTAGCTGAACAGCGGCTATGGGACCTAATGGTACAGAACATTGAGTCTACTCGCAAACTAATTGAAAGAGTAGGTAATCTAGATGAAACACTTCGTATGGTTCGCATTAGTAGCGACATCTTACCTGTTTATACTGAGTCTAGCTGGCGTTATTATTGGCAATTGGCTGACGTCAAAAGGTATATGGAAACAGCCTTTAGAGCAGTTGGTGAATTGGCTCGTATTCGTAATGTGCGTCTCAGTTTTCATCCAGGTCAGTTCTGCGTTTTGGCTAGCGATAATGACGATATTGTCTCCAGGTCCATAGAAGAATTTGAGTATCATGCGGACATGATCCGTTATATGGGTTACGGCCAACGATTCCAAGATTTTAAATGCAACGTGCATATTGCAGGTCGCCGTGGTGCGCAAGGCATCATTGATGTACTACCTAGACTAAGTGTTGAAGCACGCAACACACTTACTATTGAAAATGAGGAAATGAAACATGGGTTGGATGATTGTCTTGTGCTTAGTACTGCTGGCGTTCCTATTGTTCTCGATGTCCATCATCACTGGGTACGTGAAGGGGAATACATCAAACCGATGGATGACCGTGTCCAACGTGTTATGGAGAGCTGGCGTGGTCTGCGCCCTACTTTACATTATAGTGTTAGTCGTGAAGATTATCTTGTCGCTCATGACAATACTCTAGCACCTAACTACGCAGAGTTATTAGAGTCAGGTCATAAGAAAAGTAAACTGCGTGCGCACAGTGACTTCTATTGGAATACTGCTTGTAACGATTGGGCATTATCATTCTTAGAGTCATTTGACATCATGTGCGAGAGCAAGGGCAAGAATCTAGCAAGTTTTAGTTTATATGAACGTGCTCGAGAATTGGAGTTAGTATAATGGGCGCAACATGGACACCTCCTGGATATTTTGACTATCCTGTTACAGACTTTAAGTGGGTAAAACTGTTTGCCTGGTTGCCTAGACAACTAGCATCAACTGGCAAATGGGTTTGGCTTACAGAAGTTTATCTAGGCGAACGTAGAATTAGTGGCCCAGGTGAAGATGCTATTATACGCAAGTATTTGACACCAGAAGAGTTTACTTGGGAAATGCTAACACAAGAGTCGTAAAAAAAGCCGCGTAATGCGGCTTTTTGTTGGGCTAAAATTATTTCTTTTTAGCTGGTGCTTTGGGTGCTTGTGGTTTAGCTTTAGCTGGTGTTTGAGCTTTAACTACGTTATTGCCACCTTTAGTAGCACCTTCTGTAACCTTAGCAACTGTACCGCCTGCATTTTTGTTACCACGGTATGGCTTACGTTTCTTATTAGCTGGTTTAGGTGCTGTAGCTGCTGCAACTGCTTTAGCACCTGTTTCACCAATGGCCTTAACCTTGTTTACAGGTTTAGCTGGTGGAATGTAAGTAGCTGTCGGTGTAGTAACAGTAGGCACATTACTTGTAGCAGTTGCTACTACAAAGTCAACTGAAGTAGTTGCTGGTGGTGTTAAGATTTCCTTAACTGTTTCTTTGTGTGCGTGAGCACTTGGTGTTTTAATACCAAATAATTTTTTGATAAATTTAATCATCGATGATCTCCTTGATATAATTATTTACTATTATTAAAATGATGTGAAAAATTTCTTGAAAATTTACCATACCAATCAGTGTTTAACATGTGATGGTAATTATATTCTACTATAGGTTTAATTTGTTCTAGTATTAAATTTTGTGGTTGGTTAAACAAATATTTCATTTGATCATATACCATAGCATAACGACGATGTTGATCTGGTTCTTCGTCATAGCTTTCGTCAATGATGCTTCCAAAAGTTTGGAATCCTAAATTGTGTAAGTTACGAATATAATGCTGTCCACTAAATGCTACAAATAATCTACGTGCTAAAATAGGCTTAACGGTTTTCTCAGTGTAGAAAGTATAGCTGTTCATGAAATTAGTTTCAGTTACTACACTATATGCAGATTCATTGTAGATATTAATAGGAACTATTTGACTAATACTTACTTGCTGTCCGTGTAACTCAACATGTTCTATTGTAAAGTTCACTGGATTATTAGGCACACCGAGACCTTCTATGTCCCAGGTATATTCATTACTTGGACGACTTTGGATGGTTTGGGCATTGAAGTCATGATCATAAAGTCCTTGCGAAAAATCTCGCATATAAGTTAGAATAACCTTATCTCGATGTTCTTTAAGATAGTTGTACGCTATATCGCGATGACTACGAGGTTGTCCTAATAGGGCATCAAAGTATTTAGGTTTGACGTTATATGGATTAAGTTTATTTAAATAACCAGGAACATTTTTATAGAACTTTAAGGTAGTGGTAAACCAATCCATCCATTGGTCTATATGCGCATGATTCAATCGTCTATTTAAGTATCCGCAGATATATAAACTAATGTTTGGTCTATCGTAACCTTGAATAAACTGATAGATACGATTGTGTAATTCGCTTGAAAATATAGCAATATGTTTACAATCGTCAACAATACGATTAAGCCGTCCTAAGAACAAATCACCGTACCCCCCTTTCCAAGGAAACGGTACATGGAACACAGCACTTTTAATACCTTGATATTGAACAAATTCGTCAAAGTCTCTAGTACATGGTTGATTGATTTGTTCTAAATGATATTGACACACATCACTGTCGGCGTAGATTAACATACAACTATTTACTTGACATTTTGGTTAACTGAGTGTATAATGATTGTATTGAAATTAGGAAAGGTTAATCATGGGTTTAGACATGTATGCTTATGTTGCTGCCAAAGCAGGGCAAGATAAGGAATATTGGGATAGTTGCGAGTTCGATAAAGAAACTGGCGAATATACTAATTCCAACGTTACCAAACCAATTGAAATTGCCTACTGGCGCAAACACCCAAACCTACATGGTTGGATGTATAACCTATGGGTTAGCAAAGGTAACAGCGGTGAATTCAACGGTGATGAACTTGAACTAACCTGGGAAGACATTGATCAACTTGAAAAAGATCTTAAAAAGGGTCGTGTTAAAGGTGTTAAAGCTACAGGTTTCTTCTGGGGTGATCCGAGTGATGACTACTACTATGAAGATGACTTAAAGTTTATTGCAGAAGCACGCAGTCAATTGTTTTTAGGGTTGAAAGTATTTTACAACTCAAGTTGGTAATATGAAACGTTACGTATACGAACCTACAGTTAAAAAACTTGAACAGGTATTTCCTTATAGTATCGAAGTACCTCAAGGCTTTAAGGTACACGCACAAAACCTATGCCGCAAAGTTTTAGGTAAGTGTTACTATCGTTGGGCACCACAGTGGAGGAAACGGTACCATTATGGTTACCATACTGGCCAATATCATTTGATAGCATACAAGCCTTGGGCTGTAGATGAGGATGCTGTGTGGCAGTACAAGGATGGTATACTCTACTTCAAAGATGAAGGTAATAAGGGTATGGTAACCATGGCTATGTTGAGTAAAGGACGCAAATGAAAATAGATCAGACAAAATTCTCAGGTGTATACCTAATTGAAAACGATGTCTATGCAGATCATCGTGGTGCATTTACTGAAACGTATAATCAGCAAAAGTTTCGTGAAGTTGTAGGTATTAATCCAAAGTTTGTGCAAGATAACCAAGCGTGGTCAACTAAAGGTGCACTCAGGGGTGTACACTATCAACATCAACGTCCACAGGCTAAACTAGTACGCTGTAGCTACGGTGAAATCTACGATGTCATTGTTGATCTACGTACTACTAGTGATACCTTTGGAGAGTGGCTGGGCTTTACTCTATCCAAAGAAAATGGTCGCCAACTTTGGATTCCAGAAGGGTTTGCACATGGATATAAAACCATAAGTGACTCTAGTCTATTTCAATACAAGCTCACTGATCATCGCAATGTAGGTGATGAATATTGTTTGGCTTGGAACGATCCCACTGTGGATATTATATGGCCTGACATGGACCATTTGGTACTATCTGACAAAGATCAACAGGGTGATAAGTTTGAGAATTTACCATATTTTAATTGACATTTTGGTTAAAAGAGTCTATAATAGCACTTGTAAACTTAATAAGGAGAAAGCGACATGGATAAGGTAATGAAAGTAATTCAAGGCGTTGGTGAAGTTGGTATTGACACACTAGCAAGTCCGGGCAATGGTCCTTACTATGTCAAACACTATCGCACAGGCTATGACGTATGTGGCTTTGATAGTGTAGCAGAAGCATTGATGGAATTAGAGTTTGTTGAAGAAGGTGCGGTGGCAGCCTAATGACTGAACTAGAAGCTCTAAGGCAGGCCATAAGTGAAGCACACGAGCTAGGACATGTCATGATTGCTAATCCAGGTCTCACTCCGGAGTACCGAGCCAGAGCAGAAAAGTCAGTAAAGAATTTGTTGAGTATACTATATACTAGGTTAAATATGCTTGACGTTAACAGACCGGTTTTACCTAAAAACATAAAGAGTGATTACTAATGAAAGAACTTGATTTAAAAGACGATTGGCAGTATAATAATGAAGAAGAGGCAGAAATGGGCCAGCTTCATGCTATTCACAATAACTTAAATGCTGTAGCAGGTGTACGCCGTAAGTTGCAAGAACAGGCGGCTAAACCAAGTGCAGAAGAGTGTGAAGAGTGCGGGGATGAAATCCCAGAAGCTAGACGCAAAGCTGTACCAGGTTGCCAACTTTGCGTGTTCTGTCAAGAAAAACTTGAACGTAGATAAAGGAAACAAATGGATAAAGATCTTTATAAACTTTTAACCGAATGTTCAGGCAAGTCTCTTTGGGCTCGAGTAAGACCGAGAGATTCCAAAGGTAGATTTATTTAATAAAGGAAAATTATGCCAAATTTAGTGCCAGTAGTAGTAGAACGTACATCAGACGGTGAACGTAGTTATGATCTATACAGTCGTTTGCTTAAAGACCGTATTGTAATGTTAGACACTGATGTTAGTGAACATTCAGCTAGTTTAATTGTGGCACAATTGCTGTTCTTAGAAGCAGAAAATTCAGATAAAGATATCTTGCTGTACATTAACAGTCCGGGCGGTAGTGTAACAGCAGGCTTGGCAATCTATGACACCATGCAGTTTATCAAGCCAGATGTAAGTACTATTGTAGTTGGACAAGCATGTAGTATGGGTAGCTTTCTAGCTAATGCAGGTGCGCCTGGTAAGCGATTTGTCTTGCCAGAAAGCCGTACAATGATTCACCGTGTGAGTTCAGGTACTCCCGGTACACGAGGTTCAGTACATGTACAAGAACTACAGTTTGAAGATGCTGTGCGTAGCATGGAAGAAAGCAAGCGTTTAAATGAACGCCTAACTCAACTATATGTGCGTCACAACACTGCTGGCAAGGGCTATGATGAGCTGTTTGAAACTATGAAGTTTGATACATTCCTATCTGCAGAAGAAGCTGTTGCCTATGGTCTAGCAGATGAAATTATCACTAAACGATAACTTCTGTAGTAGTCCTTGGTTCCATATTAGAATCAATCCTAGCGGTGATTATATGCCCTGCCGCTGGGATTTTTCAATGACCACATCACCACATAATATCAGAAATACCAGTATATTAGAATATATGAACTCTGATATTATGCGTAAATTACGATTAGATTTATTAGAAGGACAGGTCACCGCAACTTGCGTAAGTTGCAAGAATGAAGACCAGTACAATAAAGTCAGCGGGCGTCAACGTCAACTACTAAAAAGTGCAATTAATATCCAAGAGTTTGACAAGACATTTTGTGCTAGTCCGCATTGGGCACAATTTGAACACTCATACAATAACCAGGGCCACACAGACAGCATGCCGGTCGATTTACAAATTGATCTTGGTAATACCTGTAATAGTAGTTGCATTATGTGTATGCCAATGTATAGCAGTAGACTTGCTGTTGACTATGTTAAATTACAAAAAATAGAACCTGCATTGTTTAATTTACCTGCACTAACAGGCAATTGGACCGATGACCCAACTTTAGTAGACAAGTTTATCAATGAGTTAGCTGAAATCCCAAATATTAGATACATACATTTCTTGGGCGGCGAAACCTTGTATCTTAAAAGTTTCTACGATATCTGTAACCGTTTAATAGATATGGGATTAGCCAAAGATATCAGCATAGGGACTACTACTAACTGCACAGTCTACACACCAGAATTAGAACAGGTGTTAAAAGCATTTAAACATGCTCACCTAGGATTAAGTATAGAAAGTTTACATTCTATTAATGATTATGTACGTTGGCCTAGCAATATTGCTACTGTTAAAAAAAATATTGAAAAGTTTGTTAATCTTAGAAATACCATGGACCTACAATTGTCCTTGCGTATCACTCCTAGCAATCTATCTGTGTTTTATATAGATACATTATTTGAATTTATGATTGAGAATTCAATCATAGCTGAAAGTTGTAATCTGTTAACTAGTCCTAGTTGCTTGAGAATAGAACTGTTACCAAAAGATATATTAAATACTATTTTATCTAGATTAAATGAAATTATAAAAAAATATAATATATCGGACTCCAGTGACTCGCTGGTTAATAGAAGAAATGAAAATATTCGAGAGCAAGTCATTGATAAAGTTATTATTGAATACAGAGACACTTTGCAGAATCTACAGATTCCAGATAATGTAGAGCAAGAACGCCATAACCTTGTTAGATTTTTAAAAGCATTCGAAAGTTTACGCAATAACAGCATATTGGATTATCTACCAGAATATGAAGAATTTCTTAGAAGCTACGGCTACTAAACCCACTCTAAAGTTAGAAGTTGTCTTACGAGTTAAACCTGTAGGCAATGTTAAAGCACGGCTTCGAATCAATGATGCTACTTGGATAACTGAAGTTACTAAAGAAGAAACATTTATACATGAAATCGGTCTTACTATACCAGTGGATCTGCAGATACAAATTGATCGAAAACACCCTGAGGCGTTAGAAGTAAGTGTAGATATTGATGGTCATGCTATATTGCCTATATATTACAAAAGTGCCGGAATATCGACATGTTACATAAACACCAATGATACTTGGAAATTAAATATACCTAACTTCTATAGTTGGTATCATGAAATTATAGGACAAGGATGGATTATTTAGATATTATTTTTTGTTCTATACCTTTTAGGGATTTAGATCAAGTTTATAGTGCTCCTGCTATATTAAAAGCGGTAGCAATATCTAATGGCTATACTTGTAAAACCAAGGACTTTGGGTTAGATCTATTAGAATTGTGCGGCAATAATACTGAACAGTTTGATCGCGTACAAAATTATTTTGCCAATGCTGATAATGTTTTAACAACAGAAGAACAATTAATATTAGATCAATTTTATCAAACAGTTATTAATTATTTTAAAACTAATCCTAGCAAATATATCGGCATTAGTATATTTTCTATATTTACACATAAAGCCACAGCCGAATTACTTAATTTAATTAAAGATAATAATATAAATGCTAAGATTATTGTCGGTGGTAGGGGAGCCAAGGTTCCAATAAACATCACAGCCAATGCTATACTAAAACCAAAAGGACTAGAAAAAATATTAGAATTTGGTAATTTATTAAAGAACAGAAAACTTGCAGACTATGTGGTGATCGGCGATGGTGAGGATGCTGTATTAGATATTCTTCAGGGTACTAGTATTAAAACTAATTATAATTCTGACACTTTCAATTACCCATTACCTGATTATTCAGATTATGAATTCGATAAGTACCTTTGGAATGATGGCCAGGTTATGTTTCCTATCACTGGTAGTAAAGGATGTGTGCGTGATTGTGATTTCTGCGATGTTAAATTTCAATTTGGTCGTTACAAATACCGTAGTGGTAGTAATATCGCCGACGAGATGATCTACATAGCCGAAACATTAGGATTTCGTAAATTTCAATTCACTGATAGCTTAGTCAATGGTGGGTTGAAAATTTTAGAAGAATTCTGTACAATTATTGCTGACTACAATGATAGAAACCCAGATAAAATAATAACTTGGAATGGACAATATATCTGTAGACCTGCTGATCAGATGCCAGAGAGATTATATCCATTAATGGCACGTGCAGGGGCACATGGACTAACTATCGGGGCAGAAAGTGGTAGCGATCATGTACTTGATGTTATGAATAAAAAGACAGATGTTGATGCGTTATATTACGAATTATCTCAATTTCAAAAACATAATATTACATGCGTACTATTAACTTTTGTAGGACATTGGGCAGAAACGCATACTGATTTTGTTAAACATTGTCGTATGATAGTGAATATATTGCCTTATGTTAGATCAGGCACTATTTCGGCATTAAGTTTAGGATTTCCAGCGGCTATGCTTGAAGGTACTCCTGCTATGAATCATGTCGCTGAAAAAACAATTCAGTTATCTGATTTTAATCGAGACTTTGTTTGGTTTTCTGAAACTAACCCTACTAATACATTTAAAGAAAGAATATTACGCAGAATAATTTTACACAAATTAGCATCTAACTTACAAATTCCTATCATTGACGAATGGAATTTTCTTAACGTAGTAAATGTTATTGTTAAACAGCATTCTGAGGAAATTAACAAATTTTATGAAAACTGCTCAAGAAACCCTAGATCAATTTGATAAGTTCTTTGATGAGCTGATTGAATCTGATTCAATTGAAATTCAGTTAATTGTATCGGCATTTTGTAGCCCAGGTCTACAAATTACAATAAATTCTAACATTGTATATGATAACATTTTATCGTCTGGGGTTCATACTATCAATTTATCATATAAGACAGATCCTAAAATTGTATTAGACATATCAATGTATGGTAAAAGTCCAAAAGATACATTGGTCCAAAATAATCAAATTATCCAAGATAAATTTATAACCATCGATGGATTAACAATTAATAATTTTGATTTATTTAATGATTCCGACTTATTTTATAATAAATTCCTATATATTAATAATCAAGGAATAGAAGAACAAGTTAAAGCGGGTTTCTGGGGAAATAATACATTACGTCTAATTTTTACAACCCCTTTTGCGTTATGGCACACACAGAATTCTCATAAAAATACACATATATCAAACTCTTTACACTATAGAAATAATAGCTTAACTAATGAAGTATTTGAAGATCTAGTAAAAAATATTCAACTTTTAACATGATTTTGGTTGACATTTTGGTTTTCTGAGTGTATAATGTTACACATACACTAACAACACAGGAGCAATAAATGGACATTCAAGCTATTAAGAACGAAGCACAAACAGCCGCAATTACAGCAGAACAAGCATTTATTGCCCAACATGGTGAAATGGCCTACTGTGGTTTTGCTTGGGTAGATGTGTTTGTAGCTCGTACTAATTCAAAAGAAGCTAAAGCACTAGCTGAAATGGGTTTTAAGAAAAGCTATCGTCCAAAAACAATGAACTTGTGGAACTGTGGTAGCTACAATGGTCAAAGTATGGACGTTAAAGAAGCTGGTGCACGTGCTTATGCAGATGTACTAGCAAAACATGGTTTCCGTGCTTATATGGGTTCACGTGCTGATTAATTTTTCAACAACCAGAAAGGAAGTAATATGTTTAAAGTAACAGGTATTTCAACGTTTCAAGGTAAGACTAAAGTACGTTTTGCTAATGATCTTGTTAGCCGTGTTAAGATCTTAGTTAAGAGTGGCCACGAGGATATCAACTTGATTGAACTTCCAAATGAGCTGTCTAAATTAGATTGTATTAAACATCTAAAGTCAACCGACTTGTACTCTAATCCTAGGTTTGCTGTTGCCATTGATGCCGCTGAGGAAAAGTATACAGATCTAGGCACTGTGAAGGTTTCTAAATCTGAATTAAGTTTAGACGCAATCAAAGCTCGAGCAGGTATTACTGCCTAAGGTGTAAATACTGGTATAGCGATCCCGATTATATCCCGACCGCTACTATGGAGGATATGTTATGAGGATCGCTATACTTGCACTATTAGTGTCATTGTCTGCCATTGCAGACGAACCAAAAGAAATGTACATGCCAAATGACAGTGGCGGCTACATTGTATTAACCCTAGAAGATTGTCAAGTTAAAACTTCTGATTATCCATATAGGGCCTATGCCACAGAGTCAGAGCCGGGGCCTGCACTACATGAAGGTTGCTGGACTAGATTTACCGATCCAGAGTATGATAAGTTTGCTGAAAGTATGGTCAGTACCTATTGGGGTCCGGGCTTGATGGCTAGTTTTAGACAGAGATTGTTTAGTCCAAATAAGGCACGTTGGACCGATGATAAGAGCCCAATGACTATACGTGCACCAGAAGTAGTAGTAAAACCCAATACTTAGATAAGTAAAGTATTAAAGAAAACGACGTAAACCATAAAGTAAGGCATGTTGGACGGCGGTTCGATTCCGCCCAGGTCCACCAAAAGCACACTTTTGCCGTAGCCAAGCCGAGGGAGATATCCTTCATAAAAGAACTGGAATAGAAAAATTTTGCCGGACCAGTTTAAGTGTGCTTTTGATGGGCCTGACCAGGTTTCGACAGCGTGAGATAGGATAATGGCGTCCGACAAGAAAGTCGTAAAAATCAAACTCAAGTAAATGCAAAAGCAAATACTAAAGACGTAGTTAAAGTATCTATGGGTCGTGGCTTCCGCTTCGCTCGTGGTACTGAAGCTGTAGCAGCCTAAGAAACTGCAACGTCCGGGGCAACTATGCCTTGTTACCCAAACTAGTGGAACCCACTTCGGTGGGTTTCTTTTTGGTTGACTTATTAATAAGTTGAGTGTATAATAAGGTTATTAACAATAAATTGGAGTGGGAATGAAATATTATTGTGTAATGTATTGGTACACAACCAAACTCAATCGTACAGTACATCAAGTCAAAAATGGATCAGCTAGACGTAAGGCTAATAGTGCCTACGAAGCTGCCGAAATTCGAATTAAAGAACAATTAACAGCAGCTAACAGTGCTGATCCTTACGAAATTCTTTGGGTAGAAGACGTTAGCGATATTTGTGAAACTGGCGAGAAACATGAAAGTTTGAGTAGGCTACGCCAATTGGAACAAAGTGTACTACATCCAAAACAAAAGCGTATGGGTATGTGGGTTCCTAGTGATAACACAGCCAGCGAATGGTTCTTTGATCCAAAACAAGAAAGCGTAGACAATGTAGTTAATGTTGGTAAACAACTTATCAACGAAGTTAGACACGGTGTCATGGCATTGGAAGACTTTCCTGCTTTTCCATATCAACAAACTATTGTCGATTGGGCTGTGGATCAATTTAAGACTAAAGATGATATTTTAGTTAATGCTATCATGCGAGCTGGTAAGTGTTTTATGACTTATGAAATTGCTCGAGCTATGAAAGCTAAAACAATTTTAGTAGTTACAGCCAAAGTAGGTGTTAACGATAGCTGGAGTGCGCTATTACCTAACGGTGAAGAAAGTCATGTTAACTACGCCAACTGGCAATATCACGATTACAAACGAGCTAAAACTCTAGCATTTACACAACCAGTAAATGTAGTGTTTGTCAGTTTACAATTTATCAACAAACATTTTGATAATCCTAACAGCATGCTTAAAAGTATTTTTAAGACTGAATGGGATTTGGTAGCATTTGATGAACAGCATTATGCAACTACTACAGATAATACACAGCGTCTTTGGGATAAACTAAAGTTTGGTAAGAAACTTGAACTAAGTGGTACACCGTATAAGACAGTATTGAGTGGTCGCTATGCGCAAGACAGCATTTATAACTTTGACTATGTTGAAGAACAGGTATTGCGTAAACAAGCCTTGTTGACTCCAGATACAATATTAGCCAAGGCATTTAAATATCGTGCAGATATTAACTATGCTATGATTCATGTGTCAGATAAAGTCAAAGCACTGCTAGGCGAAGATGGATTTACAATTCCAAAATTGTTTGCAACCGAGCAAGGCCAATTTAAAAACACTATGGCTGTAAACGAGTTCTTAACTCATGTAGTTTCTGCATATAAAACTCCTCCTGCACGTTTTAACACGTTTGCAGACAAGTTAAGTCGACATGCCTTATGGGTATTACCAGACGATGTTAGTGCGATTGGTGCAATGGAAAAAATGTTAAAGTCGCATCCATTCTTTGGCAAGCGTCGTATTATTAACGCTAGCGGTAAAGGTGTTAAGGACATTCAAACAGTTAAAGATTTAATCCAGCGCGACACTATCAAAAGCGGTGTTGGTACAATTACATTGACGTGTGGTCGTTTCTTAGAAGGTACCAGTATCCCAGAATGGTGGAGTGTGCATCAAATGAACAACGACAAAAGTGCCGCAGACTATTTCCAAGGCAGCTTCCGTTGTAAGACTCCTTGGAAGGACGGAGACAAACAGAGTGTAGTTGTATTCGATTACACTCCAGAACGTTTTGTCAGTGTAGTTTATCAGCACTGTGAACAAGTAAGTACAATTACAGGCATACCTACACAACAGTTAATCACACAGTGGTTGGATGTCAGCGAAGTGTATGACTATACTGGGAATACTTGGAACATATTAACCGGCGAAGATATCAGTCAACAATTCTTGAACGATATCAATAACTACATGGATCGTGTTAATAATGCTATTAACCGTGCAGGTATTACTGGTGAAATTGTTACACTATTGCAAGATCTTAAGAAAGATAGTAATCAAGTTAGTGCAACTAGTCAGTTAAATCAAAATGATGTGCTAACTGGTGCTAACAAGAAACGTATCAATCCCTTGCCAGGCACTAAAAAGAATCAGCCGACGGATCCTGTAGAAGACACAGTACAGCGTATACGTTACGCATTGAAGCAGGTTTATGAATTGATTAATATTGCTTGGTCAGAAGGCTGGGAAATCAAACGTATTGAAGATATTGTTAATAGTAACGACTTTGAATTAGTTAAAGAAATTACAGGTATTACTCCTAAAGAATGGTTTAAAATTTCGCCAGCAATCAATGTAACAAATATGAATCGTGCAATTGGGCAATATAATGCTTTACAATAACATCAGCAAAGTTATTCAAATGATTCCTCTCTTTACTCGAGAAGGCACTCAAAACATTTTGAGTGTAGAACATGCACATCATGTTGTGTCAATGATCAATAAGAAGGATCTTGCTGACCCTAATACAACCTATCAAGATCCACAATGTGGTACAGGGCTTATCATGCTGGTGTTGGCAGAAACTCTCATGGACACGCTGGCAACAGCAATCCCCAATGAGCAAGACCGTCTGAATCATATCTTTACTAATCAATTATTTTTAAGTGACATCGACAGCACACAGTACCGTGTGGCACGTGCTAATATTCTACGTGCTGTTGGGGATAGAACATTTACAGTTAATGTAGCACAGGCTGATTGTTTTGCTAATACACGCAGAACTAACTATACAATTAGTTCAATTGATTTTGAAACTACAAACGAATTTGTTCCGCAATACCTACAACAATCAAGCAATGTTATTGTTGTAACACGAGCTAACAAACACAGTTACGAAGGTCGTAACATTACAGATATTAATACCTATAGATTTTTAGGACTAGCACAAAGTCTAGTGCCTATTTGTATTATGTATTTTAAGTCTGGTAAAAAAACAACCACTGTAGACTTTACTGATGGTGAAAGAACTGTTACAATTAATAATCCTACGTTCCTACCCGGACGTGACCTAGACGGTTACTTGTATGCTAATGAAGTTTTAAAGTTGGGTTTTAAAGGATACACAGCCAATTACGGTACTATTAGTCGAGGTGTTACTGTTAATAATCAAGGTCGTGTGCCAGTTATTTTTGGCGCAGGCGAAAAGAACAGCAGATTTGGTGAAATTATTAAAGTAAGTAAAAAGATTGTATCAGACCGTGATGGATTGGGTAAACATAAACTAGTTGTTAGCAAGAATGGTAATAGAGGTAGAAGAAGTGTTATCAAGTATGCAGGTCCAGAATATGCTATAGGATACACAGCATTATGGATTGAAGTTGCAGATCAAAAAGAGTTCGACAAAATTAATGAAATTTGGGAAGCCGAGGCTTGCTATGATAAATTAATACGTATCCTGAAAGAAACTAGCCCAGCAAATGGCACTGAATTTTGGAAGTTAGTTCCTAAGATGGAAAATTTAAAGCAGGTCAAGGCAATCTATGAGCGTTACTACAAATCAAACAATAATTAATTATCACAACTATCTATGCCAACAGTGGGGATATACCCCATCTGATGTAATGAGCACAGGATATGAAGCATCAATGCCTAGATTGCGAGCTTTGAGTAAAGAAGTATGGTTAGCCGCAGATGAAGCAGGGCGTCAAGCAATCGAAGATGAAGTATTTGATATCTATCGTAACACTAATATCTTACCTATTCATTATTATAATTTAGAAGGGTGTGAACAGCTAATTTATGAATTAGCTAGTAAGAAAAAATCAGTAGAAGGTCACACAATTAATGTAGGCAATAATGAAGGATTAACGTTGGGTCGTTTCTGGTTTGAAAACATGCAAGATGCGTATACCAGAACTGACAAAGAAGTTAGCCTACGTGGTCGTTTTAATAACGATGTTAAACTAAAACGTGCAATTAACTTATGTTATAAACATAGAGATGAAGGTAGTGATGCTGTCATTCCTAAGAATCTACGCAGAGCATTTGATCTAGTCAGTGGTGGTAGTATTCAAAATTTTAAACCCATGAATGCCCGAGCTATTTGGGAATATATTTGTCCAACATTATTCGGCCGTGTTTTAGATTTTAGTTCAGGTTATGGCGGTCGTATGATGGGTGCTATGACATCAAACATGCGTTATCATTATACAGGTATTGATCCAAATACTAAAACTTATAATGGTTTGGTGGCCATGGGTGAACTACTAAATGAATGTAATCAAGGTAGTGGATATGAAATGCATCACTTGCCAAGCGAAGACTTTGTTCCAGAGCCAGGTAGTTATGACTGTGCTTTTAGTAGTCCACCATATTTCAATTTAGAAACATACAGCGACGAAGATACACAATGTATGAACCGTTGTTCAAACTTGGACGCTTGGTTCCAATTGTATGTAGAACCTACGCTTAATATGTTGCATACCGCACTAGACAATGGTGCTATCTATGCTGTGAATATTGCAGACTACAAAATGGGTAAAGATCAATTTAAGATTGTTGATCAATGGAAAGAGTTGAGCAAAAAAGCTGGCTTTGAATATCAACACACTGTTAAGATGATGCTAAATGTTCGCCCAGGTCTAGGCAACGGTAAGAAACAAAACGGTTTCAAATATGAAGGAATTTATATCTTCAAAAAGACTTGACATAAATATTTTTCTAGTTTACACTAGTAGCTTACGTGCCTAAGAGGGCGAAGGCTAAAACTTTTTATTTGCTTAACAAAGGAGTAAGAAATGCAATTAAATCCACTACACGACCGTGTGGTTGTAAAGCGTATTGACGCAGACAAACAAACAGCTAGCGGTATTATCATTCCAGAAACATCATCAGAAAAGCCAGACCAGGGCGTAGTTATTGCTGTAGGACCAGGCAAACGCACCGCAGAAGGTCAGGTAATTCCTATGACTGTCCAAGTTGACAATAAGGTATTATTTGGCAAGTTTGCAGGACAAACAGTTAAGATCAAAGGTGAAGAACTATTGATACTAACAGAAGAAGAAATTTACGGTATTATTGAAGACTAAGGAGAAAAGATATGGCAGCTAAAGATATTCAATTTGGCGAGACAGCTCGCACAAAAATGATCGAAGGTGTAAACACCCTCGCAAACGCAGTAAAAGTTACATTAGGTCCTAAGGGTCGCAATGTTATTATTAACAAAGCCTACGGTGCCCCACACGTTACCAAAGATGGTGTTACTGTAGCTAAAGAAATTGAATTAAAAGACGCACTACAGAATATGGGTGCGCAGATGGTCAAAGAAGTAGCTAGCAAAACAGCAGACCAAGCTGGTGATGGCACAACTACTGCTACAGTTCTAGCACAGGCTATTGTGCGTGAAGGTGCCAAGTCAGTGGCCGCTGGTATGAATCCTATGGACCTAAAACGTGGTATTGATCAAGCCACAGCCGCTATTGTTGCTGAACTAGCTAAGATTTCAGTTCCATGCGAAACTACAGAATCAATTGAACAAGTTGGTACAATTTCAGCTAACAGCGACAATGAAATTGGTAAGATCATTGCACAAGCAATGGAACGTGTTGGTCGTGAAGGTGTTATCACTGTAGAAGACGCACAGGGCCTAGCTATGGAACTTGACGTAGTAGAAGGTATGCAGTTTGATCGGGGATATCTTAGCCCTTATTTCATTAATAATGAAAAACAAACAGCAGTATTAGAAAATCCATACATCTTACTACATGACAAGAAAATTTCTAGCATCAAAGACATTCTTCCTGTGTTAGAAGCTGTTCGTAATTCAAATGGTAGCTTATTGATTATCTGTGAAGATGTAGAAGGTGAAGCACTGGCTACATTAGTTCTAAACAACATGCGTGGCATTTTAAAAACTGTAGCTGTTAAGGCTCCGGGTTTTGGTGATCGTCGTGAAGCCATGTTACAGGATATCGCTACCTTAACTGGCGGTCGTGTAGTAACAGACAAACTAGGCATGAAATTAGAAGATGCCACAGTCACTGATCTAGGTCGTGCAGCACGTATCGAAGTAAGCAAAGACAATACTATCATTATTGACGGTGCAGGCGACAAAGCAACTATTGATGCTCGTATTGCTATTATTCGTAATGAAATTGACAATGCTACCTCGGACTATGAAAAAGAAAAGACACAAGAACGTCTTGCTAAACTAGCTGGTGGCGTGGCTGTGATCAAAGTAGGGGCGGCAACTGAAGTAGAAATGAAAGAAAAGAAAGATCGTGTTGATGATGCTCTACATGCTACACGTGCAGCCGTAGAAGAGGGAATTGTTGCGGGTGGTGGCACAGCATTAATTCGTGCCAAACAAGCTGTGTTAGGGTTAAAAGGCGCAAATCACGATCAGTCAGTTGGTATTGACATTGTTCTGCGTGCTATTGAAAGTCCACTACGTAGTATCGTAGAAAACGCAGGTGGTGAAGCTAGTGTTGTAGTTAACGCTGTGGCTGCTAATACTGGCAACTACGGTTTCAATGCCGCAAATGACACCTATGGTGACATGATTGAAATGGGTATTGTAGATCCAACTAAGGTTACTAGATGCGCACTACAAAATGCCGCCGGTGTTGCTGGCCTGTTGCTAACAACAGACTGTGCAATTAACGAACTACCTAAAGAGGAAGGCCAAGGCCAACCACAACAAGGCATGCACGGCATGATGTAAGTTAGTAATAGTTAAAATAGCACCCTTAGGGTGCTATTTTTTTGGCTATGGGTTAGATAAATAAACATATTAAGCTATTTTTGGGGAATATGGAACCATGGCGAATCAGAATTTTGTAGTCCATAACGGACTTACAGTAGGTCAAACACAAATTTTCGCTAGTAACGGCGATATTATTTCAAACGGTAATATTACAATATCAGGTAATCTTAATTTAACTGGTAGTGGCGGTATTACAGTAAATCAAATTTCAGAAGGTAGTTCAGCGGTATCTGTTAATCCAACATTTGTTAATATTGCTGCAAATGGCACCACTGTGGCTGTTTTTAATAGTACTAGTGAACAAATAAACGGCTATTTGAATGTTTCTGGTAACGTTTTAGGTTCAACAGCAACATTCAATGGCTTAACCGTTAACGGAAATGAATCAGTAACTGGTTATTTGAATGTTTCTGGTAATATATTAACATTAACAGCTAACGTTGGACAACTTGGTGTAAGTACAAATATTACAGCTGGTGGTTTCATTAATGCCACTGGTAATATATTAGGGTCTGCTGCTACATTTACTAGCGGTCAATTTAATAGTACAACCAATGCCACTGGTATTAACTCAGGTGCTGTGCAATTAAATGGCGGTATGAGCGTGGCCAAAGACCTTTGGGTAGCAGGTAATGTTTATGCTGGTAACTTGGTAAGTGTAACAACTCAAGTTTTAACAATACAAGATTCGTTATTGTACTTACAAAATTCCAATGTATATCCATATAGCTACAGTATTGGTTTATATGGACATTATATTGGCGGACCGGCTAATACGTATGTACACTCTGCAATAACTCGCCAACCAAACGATAGTGCTTGGTGGTTCTTGAGTAACATCGCCGAACCAAATCCAGTTACTGGTAATATTAACGTTTATGATGCTAATAGAATTTTAGATACTATTAATACTGGTGCGCATAATGCCACCGGTAATATCACCATACTTAATAATTATAGCCTAAATGTTAATCCTCCAACAACACCATTTAGTAATGCTCCTGTTAACGCTACTTGGAATGTAAATAGCTTTGCACAGGTTAATATTCAAAATACTAACTCAGTAGGTGCGCTAGTTAGTGCTGACTTTATTGCTACGGCACCTAACGGATCAGATGGTTCTAATTATATTGATGTAGGTATTAACGGTAACAACTGGAGCTCAGGTTCTTGGACCATGAGTGGAGCCAACGATGGCTACATCTATGTAGATGGTGGCGCACTAACAGTTGGTACCGATAGTTCCGGTAAGGATTTGATGCTACATAGTGGTGGCACATTAGCATCTAGTATCAAAGCAAGGATTTATGACTCTGCGGGTAACCTGACTGTATTTGTTCCGTTGAATTTATCAACAAACAGTAACGTAAATGCTACAGCAAGTTGGATAAATGCTGGTACAGTTAACATAACTGGTAACTTGTTAGCCGCAACTACTACTTTAGGTGCTACTACACTAAACGGTACTGTAACAGTATCAAGTGGTTTTTTAAACTCAGCTGGTAACGTAGTTGCCACTGGTGGCGTATTTAATGCCTTACAAGTCAATGGTACAGCAACAGCCACTACATTTAGTGGTAGTGGTGCTAGTTTAACCAGTATTCCAAATAGTGCATTAAATAACTCAACTATCTCAGGTATCTCATTAGGAGGTACACTTGGTACACTAACATTTGGTACACATATGACTGGTACAAGTTATAATGGATCAACTGGTGTTACTATTGCTACAGATGCTACTAACGTCAACACACCTGGTACTATTGTAGCACGTGATGGTAGTGGTAACTTTAGTGCAGGTACTATTACTGCTACTGCAACGCAAGCCAACTACGCTGACTTGGCAGAAAAATATCAAGCAGATGCGGCCTATGAGCCTGGCACAGTGGTGATGTTTGGCGGTGAACATGAAGTTACCTTAGCAGACAATGAAACAACCCGTATAGCTGGTGTGATTTCTACTAATCCAGCACATTTGATGAATGGTCTATTAGAGGGAGAAAATGTTGTAGCACTAGCACTAACAGGTCGTGTACCATGTAAAGTTACAGGTACAATCCGCAAAGGTGATATGCTAACATCATCAGGTAATGGATATGCTCATGCTAATCCAAATCCGGCAATGGGCAGTGTAATCGGTAAAGCTCTTCAAGATCACGATGGACTAGAAGGTGTTATTGAAGTTGTAGTTGGCCGCTTGTAAAATTCCGCAAGAAAAACTTAGGGCCTACGGGCCCTATTTTTTTGATAAATATACTAAACTTGTAAGAGATAATCGATGTCATTAACCAGAGCTAAGATACAAAATCTTGATACCACCGTTGAATGGATTGTAGACCCACTTGTTGTATTCAATCAAGCGGCTACACAGGCCAATGTAGACGTTGGGCTTATTTTTAATAGAGATAACGGCGCTTCCTCTAGAGTGGCACTCTATTGGAATGAAACATCACAAAAAATAACCACAGCCTATACCTCAAGTAATGGATTAACTAACAGTAACATTGCCATAGTCAGTTACGCAAATATTCAAGTAAACAGCCTATTTGGTAATTTGTCAGGTGGTACAGGCGGTGATACTTATATTACTGGTAATTTGTTACCTACAGGTAACCTAATATACAACCTAGGTAGTCCAACAGCTCGTTTTAAAACTGGTTATTTTAGTGCAGGCACCATTGACCTAGGTGGTAGTACAATTAGCGTTGATCCTACAAATGGATTCCAGTTTATAGTAGGCGGCACAGGTACTCCTATATATCTAGCATCCAATGGTGCTATTTCGGGAACTACTCTTTCTTCATCCGGTACTTTAAACGTAGGTACTAGTGCTATTATAGGTACTACATTAAATGTAGGTACAAACATTACAGCAGGTGGATACGTAAATGTAACTGGAAATATCTTAAGTACTGGTGCTATTCATAATAGCTTAACAGTGAACGGTAATCAGACTGTTACAGGATATATTAATACTACAGGTAATGTCCTAGCCGCAGTGTTTAATGGTGGTCAAGTTAATACCTCTGGATTGATTAACACGGCAGGTAACTTATTAGCGACCTCTGGGGTATTTAACGCATTAACTGTTAACGGCAATGAATCAGTGACTGGATACTTGAATGTAACCGGTAACGTCTTAACTGCACAATTAAACGCAGGACAGATCAACACTACAGGTAATGTGCTAGCAACAGCAGGTGTGTTTAGTGGCTTAACTGTAAATGGCATAATTAATGCAAGCGGCAACATCTTATCAACTGGTGCTACACACAACACACTTACAGTCAACGGTAATGCTACAATTGGTATAATAAGTGTTCCAGGTGTTGTACACACTCTAATAGGTAACATTAACCAATCAGGTGCAGGTACATTATTCTACAATACACCTGGTAACCTAATGGCGGCTATTGGTCGTTTTGGTAGTATATCTTCAGATGGCTTTATCAATACCAGTGCTAATATCAGCGCAAGCCAAGGTATCTTTGCTACTATTAATACCACAGGACTTATTAACAGTTCGGCTAACATCAGTGCAAGCATGTTCAGTGGTGGGCAAATTTATGTAAGTGGCTTGGTAAATGCTGGTGGTAATGTTTTAGCACAGGCAGCTACATTCAATGGTATGACAGTTAATGGCAATATTGCTATTGGTTCAGTACTAACGCCAGGTGCAGGTCATACTATTGTAGGTAATGTTACGCAATCAGGTGCAGGTACAGTATTTTTCAATACACCTGGTAACGTTATGGCCAGTGTTGGTCGTTTTGGTAGTATATCATCAGATGGCTTTATCAATACCAGTGCTAATATCAGTGCTAGCTTGGGTAATTTTGGTGCAATCAATACCAGTGGTAATATTTTATCAGCTGGTGCTATTCTTAACAGTTTAACCGTAAATGGTAACCAAAATATTAACAGTGGTTATTTAAATGTACAAGGTAACATCTTAGGACAAACAGGTACCTTTGGGACTTTAGTAGTTAATGGTACTACTACAGTTAACAACCTAAATTCAACAGGTAATGTACTTGCTCAAGCAGGCGTGTTTAACGGATTAACTGTTAATGGCGCCACTACGCAAGCTGGTACATTAACTATAAGTAGTGGATTTATTAACTCAAGCGGTAACATACTTGCCACCGCAGGTACATTCAATGCTCTAACAGTTAATGGCAATGAGTCAATAACTGGTTATTTAAACGTTGCTGGTAATATTATAGCCACAACAGCCAATGTACTGTATGCTAACGTATCTAGCAACTTAACAGTTGGCGGATCTGGATTCTTTGCAGGACAATACACTGAAAACAGTAATATTGCTGGTGTATTCTTGGGTAACAGTGGCACTACAGCAACTCCAAGTATTGGTTTCTTTAATGGTACTCAAGCACAGAATTGGCAAATAGATAATTTCAATAACACTTTCCGTTGGCGTGTAGGGGGTGCATCTCAGATGACTTTAACATCATCCGGCCTACTAAGTACCACAGCCCTTAATCTATCAGCTAACATTCTAGCACAGGCTGCAACATTTAATGCCTTGACAGTTAACGGTAACGAAATTGTCACAGGATATATTAACAGCACAGGCAATGTGTTAGCATCATCACACACTGGCGGTACTGTATTTGTAACGGGCTATATTAACACAGCGGCCAACGTCTTAGCGGCAGGCGGCATCTTTAATAGTCTACAGGTCAACGGTAACGAAACCGTAATAGGCTACTTGAATGTTACTGGTAACGTCTTAACAGCACAATTAAATGCTGGTCAGATTAACACAACTGGCAATATTATAGCTCAATCGGCAACATTTAATAGTAGTCAGATAAACGGTAACGAGTCAATAACTGGTTATTTAAATGTCGCTGGTAATATTTTAGGATCAGCAGGTACATTAAACAGTTTAACAGTTAATGGTACTACTACTCTAGCTGGTACAGTAACAGTATCGAGTGGTTTCCTTAACGTGGCGGGCAACGTGGTCGCAAGTACAGTCAATGCTACTACTTTAAATGCCACAGGTAACGTCCTAGCTAATACAGTAGCCGCCTGGGGGTTAACCGGTATTGTACAAACAGCGGCACAACCTACTATTACCTCAGTAGGTAACTTAACTAGCCTAAGCGTAGCAGGTACTACTAATATATATGCTGTAACCCATGTAAATGATCCTACTAATGCTATTCCATATCAATTGGGCAGCGGTGCGTTCTACGTAGCTGGTGGTATGAGCATAGGTAAGGATGTTTGGGTTGGTGGCAACTTATATGCTGCAAACCTTATTTCAGAAACTACTACAATTTTACAAGTTAATGATCCGTTATTATATCTATCTAGTAATACCGTATATCCATACAACTATGACATTGGATTCTACAGTCACTTTATTGGTGGGCCTGCAAACGTTTATGCACATACTGGTTTGGTACGTAATGATGCAGATGGCGCCTGGTACCTATTCAGTAACGTTGGCGAACCTAGTAGCGGACAGGTAACTTTTGATGGCAATACTATCTACGATACCCTAATTGCTGGTACAATTAAACCAGGCGTCAACTTAGTTTCTAGTCTAGGTAATACTATTTCATACTATGGTAATGCCTACATCAATAACATCTACAGCTTAAGTACCTGGGGTACACTACAAACAGCCGCACAACCAAATATTACATCAGTTGGTATATTAACATCATTAGATGTTAGTGGTAACATATTAGCCGCAGGTGGTGTTTATAACTCACTAGCAGTCAATGGTAATCAATCAGTATCTGGATACTTAAACGTTGTTGGTAATATACTATCAACAGGGGCCACCTATAACGCACTAACTGTAAACGGGTACATAAACAATAACGGTAATATTTCAACTGCACAGTTAAACGCAGGTCAAATTAATACCACTGGTAATGTCCTAGCTTCTGGTGCTGTATTCACCGTCACTGGTGTTAATGGTGTACTATATGCAAATGGCACACAGGATACAAGCTCAACTACTACTGGTGCTATTGTAGTACCAACAGGTGGTATTAGTGTTGCTGGTAATGCCTACGTAGGTAAATCATTATATGTTGGTGGAACAGCAGCATTCAATGAAAACTTAACTAATCCAATGTTTGTTGCTACTCGTAATGGTAGCGCATACGCACAGGCCGCAATATTTAATACCAACCCAGCTGCTAGTTCTGATTGGCTTGCTTATCCAAGTGATTACCCAGGACAAAGCAATGACCATGGTTGGGTTGACTTAGGTTTCACAGGCACATCATTTAACGACAGCAACTACTCAATTACTCGAGCACAAGATGGCTATGTATTTGCATCAGGTGCAAATGCCAGTGTTGGTGGTAACCTAGTACTGGCTACAGACTACACTGGTAGTTATAACGATATTGTATTTGGTGTGGGTAGTTTCTTAAACACATCAGAAGTTGCACGTTTCCACGGCAATATAGGTACCGCCGGTAACTTATGGATCAAATACACTACTCAGGCTAGCTCAGTTAATTCTTTAACAGGTGCTCTACGTGTTGATGGTGGTATTGGTGTATTTGGTAATATCACAGCGGGTAGTTTAACCACTGGTGGTAGTCAGCATACATTCTTTGGTAATGTACAGGTTAACGGTATTGGCTTTGCTCAAATGCCCGCTGGTACACAACTACAACGTCCAGGTGCACCAGTTGCTGGTATGATACGTTTCAATTTAGATACTAACCAGTTTGAGGGATATTCAAACGTATGGGCAGGCCTGGGTGGTGGCGGTGGTGGCGGTAGCGCACCAGGAGGTGTAACCACAACAATACAATATAATGCAGGTAGTAGTGCCCTAGGTGGCATTGCCACAATGAACTACATTGTAGCCAACGGTGCTATTATCATTTCAACTGGCACAAACTCAACTAGCACCACAACAGGCGCACTACAAGTCATTGGCGGTATCGGTGTTACTGCTAACGTAACTGCTGATATTGTTCATGCATCTAATAACGGTAACGGTACTAACTTCCAAGTTGGTGATGATGCTTGGATTGGTGACATTAATATTGCTAATACGTTTGGTATAAAAGGTCAGCAAGATGGTACGCAAGGATATGTACGTTTTGGTAGTGTTAATACCAACTCATTAGGTGTTAACGGTTCTGGTCCTTTAAGTTGGGGCGGCGTATTAAACATCGGTGGTAACTTATTAGCGGCTACCACTACCTTAGGTGCTACAGCAGTTAACGGTGTACTTAACACATCCGGTAACCTATTAGCTGCCGCAGGTACATTCAGTGGCCTAACTGTAAATGGTAACCAAACTATCAGTGGCTATGTAAATGCCGCAGGTAACGTACTAGCAAGTGTGTTTAACGGTGGACAGGTTAACACATCAGGTTTAATTAATACCGCTGGTAATGTCTTAGCAAGTCAGGTAAGTGCGGGATCTGTAGTGACTACAGGTGTGGGTAACTTTGGTGGCAACGTACTAGCTACAGGCGGCATATTTAATGCCTTGACAGTCAACGGTAACGTACAACTAGGCCTAGTGAGTGTGCCAGGTGCTGGCCATAGCATTATTGGTAACGTAACACAAAGTGGTGCTGGTACAATATTCTACAACACACCAGGTAATATCTTAGCCGCACAGGGTAGCTTTGGTACTGTTAATGCCACAGGTTTAATCAACACCGCAGGTAACGTTATAGCCGCTGTGATCACAGCTAGTCAATTTAATACGGCTGGTAATGTACTGGCCGCAGGTGGTGTGTATAATGCTCTACAGGTCAACGGAGCAACTACTCTAGCTGGTACTGTAACAGTATCAAGTGGTTTTGTTAACTCAAGTGGTAATATTCTAGCAACTGCGGGTACATTTAATGCTCTAACAGTTAACGGAACTGTAACAGCAACTACATTTAGTGGTGCTGGTACTAGTTTAACCGGTACAGCAAGTAGTTTGAGCATTGGTGGAAGTGCAGCTTCTGCGACTACAGTAGCAGTTACAACTACATCAGCGGCAGGAAATTATTATTTAACTCTCAATACAACTTCTGGAACAGCACAAACCCAATACAATAACGGTTCTATATATGCTGTTCCAAGCACAGGCGCTTTAGTAGCAACATCATTCTCAGGCGCAGGTACAGGACTAACAGGTACAGCAAGTAGTTTGAGTATTGGTGGTGCCGCACCTGCAGGTAGCCTGTCAGGCTCTACATTAGCCAGTGGTGTTACCGCAAGTAGTTTAACATCAGTTGGTACACTAACTGGATTAACAGTATCAGGTACTACTGTACTTTCATCAAGTAGCGGCTACCTTTCGGTAGGTACTTCTTCGCAGTTAAACAGTTTCAAGTATAGCCAGAGTGGCGGATCTTTAGGAGGTACAGCAGGTAATCAGGTTCTTCATGCCACTTACAACAATGCTACATCAAATGCTGATTACTTAGAAATTACTAATACAAGAACTGCAACCGGTACTAGCTGGACTACAGCAGGTATGCGTCTGCAACAAAAAGTTGATTCAACTTGGATGGGTTGGATGCAATTTAACACTGACCTAGCCAATGGTGGTATTGTCTGGGGGACGGGCACTTCAACTGTAGGGCCAACATCAATTGCAGCTCGAACAATACTTGATTCAAGCGGAAATTTTTATCCAGCAGTTAATAATACACAAAACCTTGGAGCATCCGGTCAAGCATGGGCAACGGTTTACGGAACAACATTCTCGGGTGTATCAACTACTGCAAAATACGCTGACTTAGCTGAAAACTATACCAGTGACAAAAAATATGTTCCTGGTACTGTGGTAGTTTTTGGCGGTGACAAAGAAGTTACTATATCAACTGAGTCGCACGATCCAGCAATAGCAGGTATCGTATCAACTGATCCAGCATATTTGATGAACAGTGAAGGTGAGGGTGTTGCTGTAGCCCTGCAAGGTCGTGTACCTTGTCGTGTACAGGGTCCAGTTAAGAAAGGTGATCGTTTAGTATCTAGTAGCATGCCAGGTGTTGCTACAGTTATGGATAAAACCTTATACGAACCAGGTTGTATTATTGGTAAAGCTCTAGAAGATATCACTGATGATCGCGTACACACAATTGAAGTAGTAGTTGGTAGAGTTTAAAAATCACTTGACAACTTAATCAAAAGATCATATAATACGTTTATAGTTAACAAATAGGCGTATTATATGAATAATCCATGGAATGTTATCCAATCCCTAGAAGCAGATAACAGTCGTCTAGCAAAAGAACAAATAATCGCACAAGAAGCAGCCGCAGGTAACGCAGAATTCTTTGAAGGCTGTCGTCTTGCCCTAGATGCTATGATTACCTTTGGTGTCAAAGCAGTATCAGAAAAAGAAAAGGATGAAGGAGTTGGACTTAGTTGGGCAGGTTTTCGCCAACTAGCTGATGCATTAACATCACGTCAACTAACAGGCAATGATGCACAGACAGCTATTGCTCATGCACGTATGAAAGCAACTAAAGAGCAATGGAATTATTGGTTCCGTCGCATATTAATTAAAGATATGCGAGCAGGTTTTAGTGAAAAAACTATTAATAAGGTAGTAGAAAATGATTTTAAAAATTACGCTATTTCTCAGTTTAGTGTTCAACTTGCTCATGATTCTGCCAATCACGAATCTAAAGTTTCAGGAGAAAAACTCATCGAAGTTAAACTTGATGGAGTACGTGTCATTGCTATTGTGTATCCAACTGGCGCTGTTAGTCTTTTTAGCCGGAACGGTAAATCATTGGACAACTTTCCATTGGTTGAGCAACAACTAAGCAAACACGCTAAGTTATTCACAGAGCCAATGGTGCTTGATGGTGAGATCATGTCAGCTAGTTTCCAAGACTTAATGAAACAAATTCACCGTAAAGATGACACCAAATCCACAGATGCTGTGCTTAATTTATTTGATATTCTTACACTTAAAGATTTTCAAGCAGGTCGTAGCGAGCGCACACAATTAGAACGCAGTGCTTGGTTAAAGCAATGGTATGAACCACTTGCTGAACACTTGCCAAATGTTTCTATTGTAGGTCAAGAACTTGTGAATCTAGATAAACCAGAAGGCCAAGCTAGATTTAAAGAGATCAATCAGCAGGCAGTTGAAGGTGGTTATGAAGGGTTGCTTATTAAAGATCCAGAAGCTGTGTATCAATGTAAGCGCAGTGTAGCTTGGTTAAAGAAAAAGCCTGTAATCTCAGTTGATCTTAAAGTTGTGGCATTAGAAGAAGGTACTGGTAAAAATGTCGGAGTATTAGGAGCATTAGTGTGTGAAGGAGTAGACCAAGATAAATCCATTAAAGTAAATGTGGGCTCTGGGTTAACAGATCAGCAACGTAAAGATATGTGGAGCAACCAGGAATTAGTAGTTGGACAAACTGTAGAAATTCTAGCAGATGCTATTACTATTTCACAAGATTCGGAAACTTATAGTTTACGGTTTCCGAGATTTTGTAGATTTAGAGATGATAAATAAACCATCATAATACCTTCGTAAGCATAAATAAACATATAGGAGACACGTATGGATCATTTATGTGAATATGGATGCGGAAAAATGGGCATTATTAAGAATAAATCCAATAAAGGTTGGCGCTGTTCTAAAAGTCCAAATAGTTGCCCAGGAGTAAAAGCAAGGAAAAAACAATTATTGCTAGACACCTATGGAGTAACTAATGTAAGTCAAATACCTGAGGTATTGGCTAAGAAAAAAGAAACATGGATGAATAATTACGGAGTAGATAATCCAGCAAAAGCTCAGGTAAACAAAGATAAAATCAAAGCATCGTGGCCAAAAATCGAGCGGAAGCGCAAAGAAACTATGATTAAGAAGTACGGGGTTGAAAGTTATAATAGTACCAAAGAGTTTAATGATAGACGCAAAGCAACATGGATTGAAAAATACGGAGTCGACAATCCTACCAAGAACCGAGAAGTGTTACATAAAGTCATGTTGTCAAATTCTAATTCAGAATACTTAACTAAGTCATTAACTTTACCAAGCGGTAAAACTATTAGATATCAAGGGTACGAAGATAAAGTTATTTTAGAGTTACTAAAGTCAGGAATTAAAGAAGACGAAATTGTGACCGGACCAGGCAATGTGCCACAGATACCTTATATTTTTAATGGAATAACACATACCTATTATCCAGATATATACATTCCAAAATATAATAGGATAATCGAAGTTAAATCAAAGTATACTTGGAAAAAATATAAAGAAAAGAATTTAGCAAAGCGAAAGGCTTGTGTCGATGCTGGGTTTAATGTTAATATAGTAATAAGATGATAAAAGTCTGGTATTGGTGGTTATTAAGGAAATTGAAGTTGGCGAAAAACTATAGGTTAGCTCAAGAAGCTGACAAAGATAAAGTCTACGGAGCTCTTAAGGAGTTTACCCGTAATCAACGTCTATGGCGGTCAAGTCCAGTTGGTCGCGAGTACTGTCACTTGACAGAAGAAGGCAAAGAAGTTATAGTAGACATGCTACAAGATTTATTGCGTACTATTGATATACTAGAACGTAAAGCATTAGATCAACGTGCTAAAGAAATTGTATTTGAAACATTGAAAGGCAAAGGTGAATAATGGTTTCTGGTATGCGTCATGATTTTATAGAAGAACAGAGTGATACTAATACTATGGTATATTGTAAAGACTGTAAATATTACTATCGTACATTTGGTATGTGGATGGCTCAAACGGAAGCAAGATGTACTCGCGGCAGTCAACCTAAAGTCAATCTTGTCACAGGTAAAGTAGCGCCGCTTGATTACTATAACTTAGAACGTTGTAGCCGTGAGCGGACTAATGAGTATAAGATTAATTGCGGCGAAGAAGGCAGATGTTGGTCGCCTCGTACACCCTCACCAGAATCAACAATGATATTATTAAAAAGGAATGTAAATGAAACTAACTAAAGAAGAAATTGTAACAGCACTCAAATCACATGCATATAACGTTACATTTACCAAAGTAAACGGTGAAGTTCGTACTATGCCATGTACGCTTAACGAAGAAATTGTTCCTAAGTATGAGCGCAAAACACCAGTTAAAGAAGCCACAGATAAAGAAAAGGCTACTTTAAGCGTTTGGTGTATCGACAAGAATGCTTGGCGCAGTTTCCGAGTAGACAGTGTGACCAACCTTGAATTGTTTACCGCCGACATTGGTAATATGCCTAAGGTAGCAGTTTAACCAAAAGTGGTTGACACACTCATAAATTGAGTGCATAATATGTGTTCAGTAGCGATAAATTTTTATCAACTAAAATGGAGAAGTAAACAGATGGCAAAAACATCAACTAAAGTAACAATGGCAACAGCACCAGCTAAGAAAGCACCTGCTAAGGCACCAGCAAAAGCACCTGCTAAAGCACCTGCTAAGGCTCCAGCAAAAGCACCAGCCAAGGCTCCTAAAAAAGCTTCAGTTAACCTAGCTAAAGTAACTAACCAAAAGGCATTCTTAGAGAAATACCTACGTGGTACAGGTCGCACATTGTCAGTAGCGCAGGCTAAAGCTAACTACGGTATTACAAAATTATCAGCACGTATTAGTGAAATGCGTGACGCTGGTTTAGTAATCTACACAGATGAAAACACCACTGGTAAAGCAACTTACCGTATCGTTGCTCGTGATGTTACAGGTTCACGTGCAGCTAAATTTACTGCTTAATTATTAAGTAATATAAAAATAGCACCTACGGGTGCTATTTTTTTGTGACATAATAACGTATCTATAAATATCTACATGTGTAAATTCTACAAACATATATCATTTCAAAATATAGATCTAATTACAAATAAGTTGATTAACTTCATTAAAGATCTTCATGAAATTAAAACATCTACCTATAAATTAGATCATCAACAGTTAATAGAGACGGTACCAGAACTAAAATCTCAACTTGATGAATACGGTTTTAGTTCTATAGGAGTAGCAAGAATTTTAGTAACAGCACCCAATAGTACTTTAAGATTACATAACGACGGCAATGATGAAAATCCCAAATATCTTGCTTTAAATTGGCCTTTGCTCAATTGTAATAATACTATAATGCGTTGGTATAATGCAGATATATCGGTAAAGAATTATGTAGAAGAAGGTTACGGAGTATTTGATTTATATGATATATTTTCTGCTACAAAATTAGCCGAAACAGAAATTATATCACCCACATTGGTTAATATACAATGTCCGCATGATGTCGATAACCCATTAGACTCTTCGAGATTTATGTTAAGCATACGATTTGATGTTGAACCGTTTGATATCTACGAAAGTCTATGAAATCTATTACAGTTAAATTTTATCTAACATTACACTATGGTCGCAGACGTCCTACATTTAAAATTATGTGTAATGATGTAGAAGTGCAGGTTGTAGAAACGCAGATCGAACATATTGCTAATAAAGAAAAGATTATACTAGAGTTTGAATTTCCTATTACTTCTAATCCCACACAGACAATAACTTTTATTCATTACGGCAAAACAGACGATGATTTAGTAATAGAAAACAACCAAGTATTAATAGACCATTATATTAAGATAGAAGAAGTTGAGTTAGATGACATACAATTAGGCAATAACTTATTATATTCTACGGTATTTTATCATGCCATGCCCGATATTTGGGTAAAGGATATGTTAGAATTGGGCATTAAAATAGATCCAAGTTATGCGCCTGGGACTGAATTAAAACTCAATGGTCGCACAGAACTTAGTTTTAAAACTCCAATTTGGATGTGGTGGTGCGAACTACTACAAGCATATAATATATGAATAAATTAACCTTAGATTTTTTTAATAACCCCCATCCAGGATTAGACCAATCATTTACTATTGCTGATGATGTATTTTCTACTAATGTACCTATTGTGGAATTAAAAGTAAATCTTGATGTGGCTCGCATACTTAACGAGGCCTTGGTAATTAGTAAATTTGAAGAACTAGTACGTCCAGCATATGAATATGAATCTACAGCCCGTGTGGCTAATTGGTTCAAAACTCCTGTATACCAAGAACCAGATATAGAAAAATCTAGATATTATACTAATCTAATAGAAAGAAAGTTGGGAGATGAACCGTTATTACCGGTTAATACAGATAAAAATAGGTATACAGAATTTTTTTCGCAAATAAATGGCTTTGAAGTTGAGTGGTGCCATATTATGGAATTAAGACCAGATGGTTATTTAACCCCACATAGAGACATAAACGTTAATACACAGCCATTACGGTATTTTTGGATTCCGTTAAATTATCCAGAAGGTAGTAAGTTAGGTATATATCCAATGGGTGAAATATCAATTAATCTTGGTTCGATTTATCTTTTAAATCAGAGAAACTACGTACACAGTGTAGCTAATTTTGGTAAAGAAAACAGATATATTTTAAATGGTATGTTTAAATTGCCTACATCTGTTTCTTTTGAATCTTATGTTCGATCTTGCATCAGCCTACAATATAATATTATATAACAAAATTACTAGGATTAGTTCCAGATCCTAAATCATATAAAGTATGTGTAACTGTGATGTTATTAGTTGATTGCCATGATTGTATATCAGCTAATATTGTTGCATCGGTGCATTTAAATTTATTAACATAATTATTATATTCGTCGATATTATCAAAAAGCAATCCGTATCCTGAATCGATGAGGTTTATTTGGTGGGCTAGGTTATAATCAATAATATTTTTGCCCCAATCGGATTCTGTTGCAGAAACTGGAAAAGGTCCCACTGAATTAGGGTCGTTAATTCTAGCTACATATAATAGTGCCATTTTGAAATCCTTACAATAATATAATTATTTATCCACTTGACAAAATATTCTTTTGAATGTATAATACACATATAAATTAATACTTTAGGCAGACATTATGGCATCGACTAAAACATATTTGGCAATTGGCGCAGTGGTTTTTGTAGCAAATGTAGCATATCATGTTAACGATCGTATTAGTAATGTAGAAAATGAAGTAACATCTATACACAATGATGTAGAAGATATCAAACAAGCAGTGTTAGAAAGCCAGCCAGTGGCTATTCATTACACTAAAAATGATGTAGAATGTCTAGCACGTAATATCTATTATGAAGCAGGTGTTGAGTCAATGGCAGGTAAAATTGCTGTAGGCACTATCACTGTTAA